TGAAGAAACGTTCCTTCGTCTGGTCGAGGGGTTCGACGTCCGAACCACCCACCGCGGCGATGGGGTTGGTGACACTGTCAACAACAACATCAAGCGAAGACTGCAGGGTGATCGTGTTCGGGGCGACATTGTTGAAACTGCCGACCAGAACAGAAGACGCCGGGACCTCACCCACGGACTCATTTGCGCCAAAGACGAGATCCTCTGAGGTGACAAATTCAAAAGACTCTCCGCCTGTGAGATTGGAATTCGTGGAGAAAGTGGTGCCCGCCAGGATTGTGCTTTGGAATCCCTGCGGCTGAATTTGAATTCTCAAACGTGTGGTCGATGGCGTGCCAAGGCGACGCATCGCGCCAAGGAATGGGCCGATCCACTCGATCAGCACCGACTCCGGCAGTTGATTTGCCCAGAACAGGAATTCACCCTGAGCGAACGCTTGACCTTCAAGCAACGCCATCAGCGGGTTGCCCGCGCTGAAATCGTTCAGCTTGGCGTTTGAAGAATCGTAGACCCTTTTCGCAGCCTCGTTGACAAGCTGCGCCTCGGTCCGAGGGTCAATGTTTACCGCCGGTAACGGAGCATAACGAGGCATGATTTATCAACCAACAGGGCACTGATTGCTGGCAGCGGTGCCAGCGTAGTTATTGCAAGTGGAGTCTGCGCGGGCGTAGAACCCGTTGTCGATGAAGAGATTGTCAAGGCGCTGCTTCAGCATCAGCACGGTGACGAGATCCGCGTCTCCCATCGAGCTGAACTTTTGATCAAAGGTGGGATTTGAAACACCACCAGCAAACTGATATTTCGAGTTAGTGGTGAAAGAGAGAGGAGCGTTGAGAGGATTGTTTGCCGGAACCCCCAAATCAAAACAGCCGGCACCCGCGGATTGTTCGTATCCGAAGTTCCAAGGACCGGTGACGGTCTTAGCGCCAGAAATAGGAGGTGTATTGTAGCAACCCGACTGCTCTCCAGCAAGAGTCACATAGCGGGAGTCAACACCGTTGGGCCCGCTAAACTGGAGGGAATCGAGACCAAGTTGAGGATAGTGCCAATCAAGGTCTGCACCATCAAAATATATCTGTTTCGCTCCGTTCAGCCACTGAGAGGTGACAATAACACCGCTCGAAAAAGTCGTCTTCGCCATCCGAAGTGTTCGGTTCTGTGTTAGGGTTTTACCCTCACACTAAAAAGCCCCCGCCGAAGCGAGGGCCGAGTGTAGGGTTTGGATCAGTTACGTTCCCAGTAGTTGCATGTCATCGAGATCTCGATGGTCTGCACATCACCGGAGTCGCGAGCGACTTCAGCGGTGGTGATACTGGTCAGCAGGCATTCGTAAAGAATGTACTGACCACCACCAGGACCAGAGTTCAGACCGTCACAGCTGCGAGGAGTCACCGTTACGGTGATCTTCTGACAGTTGTAATCGATCCAAAACTGTTCGAGGGGTTTGAAGATCGCTGGATCGTACGGGGCGCCGAGAGTAATATCGTCGGCGGTACGAGGACCAACAACGTGGTAGATCCGGTTCCCTGTGCCGTTGGCGTAAGTTGACGAGTCGCTGGAGTCCTGTACTCCGGAAAACTCGGTGAAGACCGCAGTGAAGGTCGGTCCGCCGGCAGCGGTGAACGAAACTTCGTACTGGGCCTTTGTTAGTGGGCGCAGAATAGCCATGGGATCACCTCCTTAGTAACTAGCCTTATCAGGCCAGAATGTTGGTGATCATCGCGCCAGAACCGATCAGACCGGTGGTGCCAAGGCCCACAGGGTGCACAGCGCGCTCGACGGTGATCTCAGCGCGGACCACGCGACGCTCACGGATGTAGTACTCAGGACGCACGGCAGGGGTGCCGGTCAGCTGGTAGGTGTAAGCGAAAGCCGGAGTAGCGGCGTTAGCACCACCAGCAGGCATCACAGCGTCAGAAGGACCATTCGGGCTATAGAACAGCAGGACGCCGTTCTCAGGGAACACGGGCAGCAGCTGACCGTTCTCGGCCAGATAACGACCCTCAGCCACGCGGATGCCGCGCTCCAGACCGAAGTAACGAGCAAGCATGTCCACGTCGATCGAATCGGCGGTGGTGTACTTGATACGCTCGAGGATGCTCTGGTTGGTCAGCAGTTGGTCGAAGATCGCAGTACCAACGATCATCGAGTTCGGGCGGATGCCGATCTGGTAGGAGACGGCACGCTTTAGGGTCAGAACAGCTTCGATCGGGTTCGAAGTGGGGTCGCTCCAAGGAGCAGCACCAGCAGCGGCACCGTAGGAAGTCTCAAACTGAGTGAAGGTCTCGAAACCGAGGCCGGTCTGGGAACCAGGAACGCCGCTGTAAGGCTCGTAAGGGTTGAAGGAACCGGTCACGGTCACGACTTCAGCCACGGTCTTCTCGTAGGCGTTCATCAGGCGGGACATGGCGTTGCGAGTTTCGATCGCACGCAGGTCAACCTGAGCAGGACCTTCGCCGGCGTTCTCGATGACTTCTTCGGGAAGTTCCCAAGCCACCACTTCCTGTTCCAGGGCGTAGGGCTCAGAATCGTAACGAGTCTGAACGTAAGGGATGTTGGTGCCATATGCACGACGGAAGTCGTTGATGGCGAACTGCTCTTTGCCGAAGCGCAGGATGCGGCCGGCACGAGTCGGAGTATCCACAACAGGCGCGATGAAGTTCGCGATGTTGGTGGAGGGGAGCATGAAACCTTGTGCCAGCGTAGTCAGAATAGGATCTACGCCCGCATAGGTTTGGGCTAGGTTCATCATGGGAGGGAGTACTCCGTAAGTCTATAAAGATGATTTCAACGGGTTGCAACCGCTTGGACTTACACCCCGAAAGAGTAGCCAAGCGGTGAGCAACCAGATTACTCAGCTGAACGAAACTGTCACCATACGGCGACCACCGATGTCGATGAGATCGCGAATGGTGGGCACAGTGCCGTCGGCTTGAACAGCGGTGCCGGAAGCCGAAGCTTGACCGATGGCATTCACCAGCAGGGGGCTGTTGAAGGCGATAGGGCCGGAAGCGGGATCCACTTCGATCAGCAGCAGACCGGATGTGGCGACAGTGGCCAGACGGGGGCTGGCAGGAGCGTCAGCGAACAGGGGGATGAAGGCTTGGTTCACACCCAGGATGGTGGTAGGAGTTGCGCCAGGCAGGGTGCAGATGCCCATGGAGGCACCCGCGCTCACGGCACGGAATTCACCGATGGCGACGGAAGGGTCGGCGGTGAAGGTTTCGGCGAAACGGATGTACTGCTTGCCGTAAGCAGGAGCAGCGTTAGTCGAAGTAAACATGTCTCAATTACGATTGGACTTTAATGTTGGCAAACGTGGGTTTACCAGTTGGAATGGTTTTACCCCTATCGGTACTCAATTCGACACCTGCAGCGGTCATAGCACCGACAGCCCTTGCCGGGCATCGGAAGCGAGCCGAGAGGCTGCCATCCTGAAGCGTCGTAGTTTTTGCAGTCAGGACACACGCGTGGGTCGTGTCTCGAGATTCTCCTCATCTCCTTGTATCCACCATCCTGTTTGTCCATAAAGACGCCCAGTTGGAAGAAACTGTAAGCGGGAGAAGAGACGTAGCGAAGAACACGACCGAACAAAGAAGGCCAGGTCTTACCGACCGCCCTTTTCTGAGTCGTCTCAATGGAGGCCTGCTCAGCGGGTGATGTATCCATCCACTCTTCCGGAAAATCCGGGTCAAGATCGGGATCCACGTCTAAAACTCGGTTGAGATCAGGATCGGCAAAATCGAGAGAGTCGTCTCCGTATTTGAGAGTGCCATCATCTAAATAGTCCTTGGTTTCTTTTAGGAAGACGTTAAGAGGAGGGAGCATGTCGCCGACGATCGACGGCCACGCTTTCTCCATTTTTTCTTTCGGCCGACCGCTGCCCGCTCCGAGATAGACCGCCGCGAGAGCAGAAGTGAGGGTTTTGTCTACGAGAGCACGTTCGTACTCATCGAATTTCATCTGTCGGTCACGAAGACCTTTGACGATGACTCGACCCTCAGCCTCCATCCTCGCCTCCAGCTTGCCGAGGTCTGGATATTTTTTAGCCAGACGCTCAGCTTGCTTGTAGTAGGTCTCTCTCTGACGGGTGGCTAGGCCAACCATCGAGAGAAGATCCATCTCAGGAGTACATTGCCTTCTTCAGGGCCTCGACGTAGTCGAGCTCGCCGCCAGACTTCTCTACCATCGAGAGAGCCTTTTGGTGAGGGTCCAGGTCCACCTCATCCACGAACTTCATGGAACCACCAGCGTACTCGCTGAAGTCCACCAGGTTGGGAAGACGATCCAGGATGCTGAACAGCAGGCCAGTGGCGGTCTCACCTTCGGAGAACTCCATGGTGCCGAACTCCAGACCTTCAGCGAACTCCATGAGTTTTTTCTCGGGGATGATGGAATCCACCATCTTGCCTTGCTCATAGAGACCTTCGACGAAGCTGTGAATCTGATCGCGACGACGAGCGATCTGAGCCTCACGGTACTCGTGCTTGATGCGAGCGTTCTCGGCTTTCAGGGCCTGCAGCTCGGCGTAGAACTCACTGAACTCCTCGGACTCCGAGTAGTTCATCTTCTTGCCACCCTTCTTGCCGCAGTCCTCTCCCATTTCCATCTCATCTTCATCGTAGTCGCACCCTTCTTTGTAGGTGGATCCGAATCCGGTCTTGGAGTAGGGGTTCTGGTCCTTCTCATGCTCGGCATAGCCGGTGCTAACACCGCTGGGGCCTGTCTCTTCAGCCACGCCACCTTCGAACTCGCCCGAGAGCATGTCCTTCTTGGAACGGGGCATGCCAGCTTGAGCATCGACTTCGTTGTGGTCTTCGGCGAAGTGACCCTTTTCTTTCACTTCCATCGCACGCTTTTTCAGCGCGGGGGGAAGCTTGTCCATCTTGCTCTCGGCATGATCATCGGACATATGCTCCTCTTTCTCCTTCATCTTTTTCTTGATGAAGTCGGGCATTTCCTTGTGGTCGGCACCGCCGGTCACGCCGGAAGGACCTGTCACCTCTGCGGGCTCTTCGTCCTCATCGGAGTCGAAAGCACCAGGAGTCAGGGCTTTCTTACTGGACTTGGGCTCACCTTTGTAGGACTCAGCGTGCTCAGCGTAGACTCCACCGGACTTCAGAGTTGTCTCGTTAGGACCACCCTCGAACTCGCCGGAGAGTTGCTTTTTCTTGCCTTCGGCATAGACGCCTTCCTTGCCAGTCACCTCAGCAGGCTGGGGCTCGGCATAGTCAGCCATCACGGAACCAGGGATACCACCACCGTGAGACTTGGGCATCTTCTCGCCGCCCGTGATGTACATCACACGAGCGTTCTTGGCCTTAG